AGTTTCGCCTTGTCTTCGGCGCTTGCCTCGGAGGCGCGGTCACGAAACACTACCTCGCCGGCAGGAACGCCTCGGCCAAAGCGCAGCGTCACAGCAGACAGCAGCAGTCGCTCGAGAGCATCGCCGACCATTCGCTCATCGCCGGCCACGAGGGTGTTCTGCACTTGCATGCCAACATCTGCGCTCGCATAGGTTGACTGGTCACCAGAGGCTGTGCCCACTTGGCCCACGATTGCAAACTGAATCTGCCGCTCGGTCAGCTTGTCCAGCAAGTCAAAGACGCGCTCGCCACCACTGACTGCAGACATCACTTGCACGTCAAAGCCCGGTGGAAGGATCTGCCTGCTGTCACCCGCGAACTCGCGCAGCATCGTCTCGAAGCTCGCCAGTGTGTTCTGGTCGAAGGCCGCCGCGACCTCGTTGCTCATCTTGCCGATGACACCTGGTAGTGCCCAGACCTCGGCATAGGTCAGCAAGTCTTTGAGCGCGCCTAGTCTTAGGGTGAATGGTAAAAGCACAGCACGACCAGAGCCACACTGAGACAGCACGCGCGAAACACGAGTGTTGCGCACCTCAAGCCAGAGAGCAGGGTCGAAGTCAGTCACTGGTTGACCGGGGCCGTTGTTGGCCATAGTCGCCAGTGTCAGCGTGTTGGTCTCCACATCGAATCCAAAGCGACGCTCATCGAGCGGCTCGATGCCAATGGGGCGCGGAAGATTGTCACCTTGTCGCACTCCCCAGTGGACCCATGCCATCTCGACACCGTACCAAGACGCCATCGACAGCAGCTCGACCACGGAGGCCAAGCCGCCAGTGTATCGAAACGCGCCGTCAGATGACTTCTCCATGCGACGAAGATGAGACAAGACCTCTTGACAGAAGGCCGCCACCTCTTCGGCACGAGCTGGATTCGGGTCGGCTTTGCTCGGCTCCACGATCACCTCTTTGCGACTGAGCGCAGAGAGGCGTGTGGTGAGCAAGCCCTGTATCAAGCCGTCACGTCCGGCAATCTCCTGCAGCAATCCCATCTGGTCTTGCATGTACCCAATGTCTGCCTGACGCGTGATGCCCATCAGCTTCTCGGGCGAGAGGTATGCCGAGAGGTACTGAGGATATCGAACGTAGGCGTCTTTGGGCGCAGGCTTGCGGTACGCACCAAGCATGTTCGGGACAACAGGACGCGCCACTGAGACAGGGGCTGAAGGGGCCGCTGCTTCCAGTGCTGGAACCTGATTGTCTTTGCGACCGAGGAAACGGTCATACCATGCCATGTGATGTGCTCCGTGTCGCGGCTGTGCTTTCACGACAATCGTGAGGCGTATCACACCGCAACTGCTTAGTCTTAACGTATCGCACAAATTCAGCGAATAAAGCCCGACAAGTGACCGCGTTTACTCGCACCTGCCTGGGCGATTGCCGCCGCCCTATTCGCCAACTGTGACATCCCAACAGCGCCCATCGCAGCATAGGCGCATGACAGTGCATCGACCATGTCATCATGCTTGCCGACTGGGAAGGCCAAGAGCTCGTCGTCGAAGAAGGTCGGTAGGCTTCGGAGGTGATGTACCAGACCTTGCTCGTACCTTGCCTGCAGTGGCATGAACCGGGTGGTCTTGTCTTTGTCGGCTCGCATGCCCTTGACTGGCAGCGAGGTTGTGCGCAGCAACTCCTGCACGACGGCAGCCTGAAACTGCACCTGCTCGATGCCAATGACGGTCGGCTTCCACCTGCTCGCCTTCTCTTTGATGACGGTCAGGATCTGGTCGAAGGTCATGCGCTCTCGATGCACATCGAGCACATACAGCTGACCACCCTCCGAGCGACCAAGCACAACCAGTGCCGTGTAGTCGGCCGTGTCTTTCTGCGAGATGGCAAGGTCGACGCCCATCGCCAAAGACAAGCCTGCCGGTATCTGGCTGACGTACCTGAGCCAAGACGACTGGATGAGTGTGCCGGCTGCGGAGACGAACTCAGCACCGTACTCTCGTCGAAACACCAGACTGGGCAGAGCTGCTTGAGCTGCGTCGATCTCTCTTGGGTCGAGGAAGGGATTGCTGACCGAAGGATAGCTCCACGACTTCCACTCTGGGTCAGTGCCTGTCTGCCCGATCTTGAACAGCTTGTGGAACCAACCGTTCTCCACCTTCGGTGTGCTGATGAACATCGCACGACCCTTGCGATCAGACAGAGCAGGGCGCAGCACTTCGAGCCACACGTCTTCGTCGATGAAGTCTGCCTCGTCCATCAGCAGCAAGTCGAGACCTTCGCCTCGAAGGTTGTCTGGTCGCTCGGCAGTCTTGAACCAGAACTCGCCAGTCTTGCCGAACTTGACAGCACGGTCAGCCTCTCGAACCTCGATACCTTGCAGACCAGAGACCACGCTCTTGAGCAGTCGCCACCCGATGCCGGACACCGAGTAGGTTGGCGCGACCCACCAGGCACGCTTGCCTGCGAGCAAGGCAGCCAAGCCCTTGACTACTGCCAGCCGAGTCTTACCCCATCGACGACCACACACGAGCACCTGGAATCGCGTTAGGTCATCGAAGACCTCACGCTGTGCTGGGTGAAGGTAGGGCATCGTGATGCGCATCAGTCGCTCTTCTCGCCCGCAATGTCGACGGCACAGGTCGGGCAGCAGAGCACTCGGAGCCGAAGCCCAGCTATCGATATCTGGACAATCTGAAGCACGCACCTCGGAAGGTCACGAGCATGTGGGCAGACAGTGTGTTTCATGTATTCGTCACTCATCTTTCTTCGGTGCTTCCTCTGGCCAAGTCAGGACAATCTTCGGCTCGCCCTGCAGTGCGACTTGCTGCACTTGATTGATGCGCCAGTCGGGCATCTTGCGCTCGATGAACCACGCTGCCCACTTCGGGTCGTCGGCGTGCGTTATCTTGTTGAGCTGAATGCGCACCTGCTCGAGCTCTGCTTCCTCTTGCTTGGTCACCAGCTCGGAGTCTTTGGCCTGCCATTGGTACCACGTCTCGTGAGAGATGCCGGCGGCCTTGCAAGCAAAGCGCACAAAGTGACCTTCTCGGATCAGCTGCAGGATCAGCCGAATCTGCTTGACTTTCAGGTCTGCTTTCGCTGTCGATGGGGTCGCAGGCTTCGACCTCTTTCTGGCGGGCTTGGGAGTCATGACTCACCTCTCTTGTCTCGAGCCTGCTGCGCAATCTTGGTCAGCCACTCGATCTGCTTCACTTGGTTCTCGCGACGGATCGCTTCTTCGCGGGTCTTGTACGGACCACCAAGAGAGCGGCTGCCGTCTTGGGTCATGAGGTAAAAGCCCTCTGGCTTCTTGACTATCATGGCCGCACCTCGCCATTGAACATCTCGAGGAACAAGTCGACCTCGTCCATGCAGAGCTTCTTGGCTGCTTCTTTGATGGCAATGGTTGACAGCTGCTCTCGGAGTTGAGTGCTGTTCCATGGGATGACGACCGGCGTGCCACCATTCAGCGACATGAATGTGTAAGCCCCAGACTCTGGGTTGACAACTATGAAGCCACGCCTTGAGAGCCCATCGACGATCTGCTCGTGACTGACTCGGAAGGCTGCATCAGACCGAAGAGTGCGTGTTGTGATGGCGACCTCTTTGAGCAGCAGTTGCTCGGAGAGGTGTTGTCTTAGATATGCAGCCAAGTCCAGAACTTCCTCGTACGCATCCCACAGAGGGTCGCGACCGTTGAACATTCTCAGCCTAGTGCCGTAGGTCTCGACACCTTTGGCTTCTCGATCTTGAAGATCAGACCGAATCGCATCGAAGATGTTGACCTCGATGTCGTACCTCTTCGTTGGCTCTACAGGGTCAGTCACCGATGGCAGAACCAAGTCAGTGCATGGGTTGTTACAGTTATTCGTCTGGCCATGATCGCTCATATTCTCTGCACCCTTCCGTGGCCATCCTCATGGCCATCGCTGCCACCTGTACACACTCGAGGTAGATCGCCTCCCTGCTCTCGTCCTGCAGGGCTCTGGCTACCTCACCGACTTCTTCGACCAAGACTGCCATCGTCGGCCGATCTGGGAAATTAACTCGTGCCATCTCGAGCTCGGCAACGAGTGCATTTAGAAAGCCACTATCTCTTGCATCCACCGGCATTGTCCTCTATCATGGTTGTGCTCGGCCTGACGAACTGAGCGGACATACTCCCACGGTGGACAAGGGCGGCCGGTGTTATCCTCACCGAGCCGCCTTTGTTTTTTCTACCGAACCCACATCACCAGCATCAGCCCCCCAACAAGCATCAGCATGGTGAGTGCGCCCCACAGTGCCTCAGAATGGCATGCCATCAGGAAGAGCTGCAGACCGCGAGCCTCTCGCAGGCGGCCTTGCTTGCGGGCGCGCATTGTCAAAACCAGATGACTGCTCTCCACCACGCTCACCTCGCTCGAGGAAAATGACAGTGTCGGCCTTGATCTCGGTGACGTACTTGGTCTGGCCGCCATGCTCGAAGCTGCGGCTCTGAATTCGCCCGACGACATGGACGAGCTGCCCTTTGCGGAGGTTGCTGCATGCCTTGGCGAGTGTGCCCCAGACGACGATGCGGTGCCACTCGGTGCGCTCTTGTATGTTTCCATCCAGATCTTTCCACTTCTCTGATGTGGCCATGTTGAAGTTCGCCACGTCCTTCCCGCCCTGTGTGCTGCTTGCCTCGACATCCGCGCCAAGTCTACCGATGAGTGTGCATTGATTGTACATGTGTTCTCCTGCGGCAGGAAGGGCCGCCGCTGCCCATACCTTACCTTGGGACGATGCTGCCTTCTTTGTCCAGCATGCCCGCCTTCCGCAGCTCCGAGAGTGCCCACGTTCTACCCGAGTCTCCGCCCCAGAGCTTCCATGCGATGAGCCCTGCGCTTGGGTACCCAGGCTCTCCCGGCTTGCTGCCCTCGCCCTGCAGATCGACCTCGTGTCGGTCGAAGTAAGCCTTCATGCGCTTCAGTGTCAGGTAGGAGACTGCCCGCCCGCCACTGAGGTCACGGGCTCGAGCGACACCAACCATCGTGCCACCGCGCTTGTGCTTCAGTCGCCACTCGAGGCCAAGAGCGGCCTCTTCCTGCACGCCCTTCGGAGGCGCA